TCTATAGTCTTATCAGCTTGGTTAGGAGTTTTGATAACAATAGGCTGTGTGGAATAAAGCAATCGAAGGTACTGCGAGTCAGAAAAGAAACACCAATTTTTCTCTGACTTACCTGCGTCCAGGTTCTGCCCTATTGGCGGATAGTATTTGTCGACTAAGGAACCAAACTCATTAACAACTCCAGTGCAAACTTTGGGGCACTGGATCATTTTGTGAGATGTAGTATCCCACTTAGTGGCGTAAGTGCTTGTAACAAATTGACAAAGCAGATCGTTATCAGGAGATACAAAAATACGAGGATCTTCGTAGCTGAGACGGTGTGGTTTATCGATTAGTTTACGAGGGGCGACAATAGTGTCGTCCTTAAGTAACTGACCAATCCAGATATCTGTAGGCGTGTTGTTGTAATAAAAATATTTCATATCGTGTCTAAACACGAAATGCTTTGGCTGGGACCTCCACGCGATTAAGGTCGCTCCGCGATGTTGTACAACGCAAGGGCTGAAGTTCGCGAAACTATCTTGAGGTAGGCCAGAGGTGATTTTTGTAAATGTTCCTCCGATATCGATAGCTTGATCGAAAACAGAAGGAAACCCTGTTTTAGTTGGAGTGAACGCGCGACGGGTCACGCTGTTGTGATAGGTGCGATAACGATGAAATTGAGTCACTTGCTCAGCTCCTGTACAGCTTTGTTGAATGCGTCGGCAATTCGATCCCAGCGATATGCCGGGTTTTGAGTGATCTTGTAGCAGGCTTCGGCTACTTCATTGCGGTAAGTTTTGTCTTCGTACAGTTTTGTTAGTTTTGAGGCGGCATCGCTTACGTCCACTATGCCTCGCTCGACACTCAAATCTTTGTCATAAACCCACGCGGCTACGTCCGCCAGCAAAGCGCTGTCTTTCCAAATGTCGCCAAACGACGTGTGGTTAGGTAAGACAAGCGGTTTTTTACAGGATGCGTGTTCAAACGAGACGAGACCCCACCCCTCGCCATTTGCTGTATTTATACCCACATCACACGCGTTATAAATTTTATTCAGTAGTTCGTCTGACGGAGCATTGGTGTAGTCAATGTTTGCCGTAGTCATGACTAACCGACCGTCAGAAGATGCCCCTCTTCTCCGCATTTCTGCATCGAAGATTGCGCGAACATCCCAACCAAGATCCTTCTCGCTCATGTGGAGATAGAGCAAGGCGTCTGGCTTATCAGCAGCGAATTCAGCAAACGCTTTGATTGTTAAGTCAATTTGTTTTCGAGGTTGGTTTCTGTTCGCGTTAAGGACAATAAATTTATCCTCGGGTAGACGCAGAGCTCGACGGGCCTCGTTCTGTGGGATGGGGAAGAACTTGCCTTGGTCTAGCCCGTGAGGCACGACACCTAGAAGTTTTGGTTGGACTCCTTGAGCCATTAACCTGTGAGCTTGCTCAACAGAGAATGTAATTGCAAAGTCCCAATCAGAAATATATGAGAGCATAGAGCTCATATAATATGCTGAATCTACCGGGAAGTAGGCAATAAACTTAAACTTTACAGAGTCCTTTAGGAGGTGTACTCGCTCCCACACCTGATTAACGACCCATATGTCGTTTAAACAGATAATAAAATCTGGTTTTTCTTTCTCGACAATTTGAGGAAGACGACCGATTCCGAACCGATCCGAAGGATTAGAAGCTCCTGCTGGATAAACTTTAAACGGAAGGTCATGAGGATCTCCGTTGTAATTAATGCCGAACGCCACAATTTCATGTGTGTTCGCTAGGTGCTCTAGGATGCTATGTGTAACTCTGGCGAATCCCGTGTTTGAGAGAATGTCGCCGTACCAAAGAATTTTTGCCATTTGGCATTAGAATCTTGCCTATCAGTATACAGACACTTTCTAAATCCACATGCCTAGCAGAGAGACATTTGCGTACCGCCGTGCTTTAAAGCTTCGCGCAGCAAAAGCCGTGGATTCAGAGACCGGAGCAATCGATAATATCTTTTTACGCGCTTCAGATGACTTCCATACGTTCTGTACGATTATGGATAAAGCTCCAGCAGCTCACATGCTGGAGTGGCATAAGCACTTGATAACAGGTGAGAGCAATAGATATCTCTTGGATATTGCTGGACCTAACCTTGACATTTTAGCGCCGAGGGGTTCAGCTAAAAGTACAGTGCTTAATATGTTCACAGCATGGATTATCGGACGTCATACTACTGCAGGGCTTCCTCTGCAGATTATTTATTGTTCGTACAACATCGCCACGGCCATACCTAAAAGTCGAATCATCAAACAAATTATCGATTCTTCTACGTACAAAAAGATTTTTCCGAAAGTTCAGTTGCGTTCGGGGATGCAGTCGGACATTGGCTGGAGTATAGATTTCGACTACGCAGGCATCAGCCGTGTGGGCGACGAAGAATTCACGCTCCGAGCCGCCGGTCTTAGAGGCTCTATCACTTCAAAACGTGCGCACCTTGTTATCGTAGATGACCCTATCAAGTCTAGTACTGATATTAAAAACCCTACTATTAGGGAGGAGATGAACAACAACTGGAGCTCTGTGATCGCGCCGATTATCTTTGAAGGCGGTCGAGCGATTTGCCTAGGTACTCGGTTCCATCCGTTAGACATACACAAGACGATGTTTGTACCCGATAAGGGTTGGAAGCAAGTTCAGCAAGAAGCTCTCACTTACGACGATGACGGAGACGCCGTTAGTTACTGGCCTGAGCAGTGGAGTGTTGACTACTTATTAGGGCAGAAAGAACTTGACCCTGTTGCTTTTGCTTTCCAGTATCAGCAACAACCCGTGATGACTTCGGACCTTGTTCTTTCACCTGATCTGTTAATTAAGGGAGATGTCGTCACAGAATTCGATAGTCTTGCTGTTGGTATTGACTTATCTGCCAGCAAAAATGAAACATCCGACTACACAGCTTTTGTGCTCGGAGGCAGGCTCAAAGACAAATACTATATTATTGATGCACACCAGGTGCGCTCTATAGGTAATCTTGAGAAAATTGATCTTCTGTGCAAGATGCTTGTTGAGTGGGGCATCCTTCAAGAAGACAATGACGGCAAGTACTATCCGACTTATTCAACCTGTTCGCTGGTTGTGGAGTCGGTCGCTTATCAAGCCTCTTTGGCGGCTGATCTTAGACGCGTAATGTTGAACGAATGGGGCCTCGGCAATTTGCACATTCACGAAGTTAAAGGTTTTAGGGGAGATAAAATTGCTCGTTTTAGAGGAACACTAGGTTTACTAGAGAACAAGAAAGTAACGTTCAACCGATATCGTAAGTTTGATATTTTGTTTGACCAGTTAATCAATATTGGAGCGACTTCTCACGATGACTTATTAGACGCATATACTCATTTGGTTTGTTTCCTGCAGCGTCGGGGCAACTTTGAGATGGAGTACTGATGGAAGACTATAAATTCCTTATTCTTATTACGGCGCACAATCCTCTTGCCCGGTTTGATCCTTTACTTAAGACTCTGCGTGGGTATGAAGATATTCCAGGGGTAAAGGATGTCTTTATTTACATCGATTATGAGCACGAAGCGGATAAAGACATTTTAAAAGATTTAATTGAATCTAATGTCTCTTTTAACTCTTTGAGTATTCTTGTAGCTTCTGAGTCTTGGCAAGGATACTCTTTAACTTGGGCACATAAAGGTCTGCTGCGGGAAGCTGTTTTAAACCAGTATTACGATTTTTACGTCTACACAGAAAATGATATTTACTTCACAAGTGAGAATTTCTTGTACTGGTTCTTGTACAAGGACAAGTTAAAGAAATTAAATCTAGAGCCTGGTTTTTGTCGTTATGAGTCTCTTGGGTCTAAAAAAGTACCCTTCGATAACCACAAGGTTTGGCAGCTCAATAAACCAACACGGGATGTCTGGGGAGACCGACCATATCAGGTTGAGTCTTACTTGACACCGTTAGACGATTGGTTTGTCGGCTTTGTTTCTTTGGGTAACCCTTATATGGGGATGATGATTCTCGATCAGGAGATGGCTGAGCGTTATGTAACTTCTGTTAGTTTTGACCCTATACAAAGTTTTGAGCTTACCCAGTTTCGTTGCTGGCCGCTCGCTGACAGAAGTTCTATGGGTCTTGCGTTTGAAAATCTGCAGACAAGGCAAGAGCACCGCCGCGTAGTCCCCGTTGTGGTTTTAGGTGACAAGCTTCAGATTGCTTCTTGCGGTTTAGTTGAGCACTGTGACACCAAATACAGTTTGGAGTTAGAGGATAAACTGGGGCAGATTCTCGACACAACGGAGATGTTTGGCTATGACTAAGCCTGAGTACGTACAGCTGAGCTTTTCTGGCATAGATCTTCCTTCTGAGCAGGACGCAAAAGAAGACTCTGTGAACCACCCGAAACACTATACCCAGGGTGCTATTGAAACGATTGAGTACATGGAGTCTTTTTTAACTGAAGAAGAGTTTTGCGGCGGTTGCAAAATGAATATCATTAAATACGTATCGAGGGAAAAACACAAAAACGGACTAGAGGATCTTAAAAAAGCCCGGTGGTATCTAGACCGTTTAATCACGTATTTGGAGAAGTCCTCGTGGCTACGGTAAGATAGACGAAATAGTCTCTCTATATGGATATTCGCGCTTTTGGCTCTGTGTATGGGCAGACTTCAATGCTGCCCTACCCAAGTGGTTTTGGTTGGAGCCCAGCTCAGGGTCGGAAAAACTTTGCTACGTGTAGAGCAATTTATGTTGAATCAAAAGCTACTAGCTCAAAAGATTATTTGACTGTTGAGCTATCTGATGCTCCCGGTCAGCACTTAACGGCAGTTAACTTAGCTGGTGACGCTTTGATTCCTATTGCATGTACTGCTTTAATTAGCGGTAGTGTTAACGGTGTTTTTGTGTTGTACTGATGGACCCTTATACTCAGGCTGCTTTTGGTTTTGCTAAGGCGTATCAGATGAACATGCGTGCTGCTGATGAGCAGCGCCGTGCGAATCAGTCTTCGAGCGATGCGTTTGCTGAAGGTTTAGCTGACGAAGAAACTGATTACACTTATTCGCCGACTCCACAGGCTCCCGCTCCTCCCAGCGAGCAGTACACGGGAATGGAAACTGACAACGGGACAGTTTTGGATCAGTCCAACGGTAATTCGTTGAGACGCGCTAAGCAAAAAGCCACAAAGTACCTTCAGCTGGGTGATTGAGTTAATATAGTACGACACCCTCTCTAGCACAGTGCTCTTAGATTGCTTTTGTTATTTTAATGAGCGTGAGATCCTTGAACTTCGAGTTCGAACGCTAGAAGCTCACGTAGACGGTTTTTTGATTACGGACGCCAACCGTACACATCGCGGAGAGGAGAAGCCGTTTACGTGTTTAGATACAATTCGTGAGCTTGGTCTTCCTGAAGACAAGATTCAAGTACTTCACGTAGAGCTTCCTTCTGCTGAAGAGGCTCCCGATCCTTGGATTCGCGAGCGTGGGCAGCGGGATGCCCTAGGCGTCGGTCTCCACATGATGCCCGACGATACAGTTTTTATTTGTTCCGACTGTGACGAGATCGCAAACCCTGCTAAGTTTCCTGAGCTACTAGAAGTAGTTAAAGAAGAGCAGGATAAAATTGTTCGCTTAAGTATGTCTATGCACTACGGACGTGCCGACAGACAGTTAGTTTCGCCAACAGGTGAACTTTTTGACTGGCGTTGCGGTGTGGTGAGCACAGTGAGCCGCTTGAAGGAGTTTGGGACTTTGTCTTCCATGCGGGCCACGCAGCACAATCGATACTTTGGTGATAGAGATGCAGGATGGCATTTAAGTTGGATGGGCGATGCCGATAAGCGTAAAACTAAGTTGCGCTCAATCGCTGAGTATTACATCTGGGATCGTCCTGAAGTCCAGAAGCTGTGTGACGAATTTGAACCTAAAGAAGGTAGTACTGACATGCTTGGTCGCGAAGATCATCTATTAACCTCGTATCCGATTGAGGATTTACCTGAGGAAGCGGTTAAACTGGAAAGAGTCAAAGCGTATCTACTGCCAGATGGCTGACAAAATGCCTGCTGAGATCCTTGAGAAGTTTGCAGCTGATCGTGAAGCTAAAAAAGCTCCTAGCGGTCAAGACGCAAACGAGTCTGCTGAGATCCGCAAACGCGCCAAAGCTAAAGCTCAGAAAGCTAAGGAAGGCGCCTTCCGTAAGTGACCCTCCTCGGGTCTAAATTTTTTGTAATGTGCGTAGATGGCTAGCTCGACTGAAACTAGAAAAAGGTTCAACGAGATCTTAGAGGCTTCTCGCACTCAAGATCGAAGCAACCAGGCGTCGACCATGGTTGTTTTGAGCCATCTACAGCAGATGATCCTTCTTATGATTAAGAAGGGTCTCACTTTTTACTGTGATCAAGATACGTTTAAGAGCCGTACGCGCTTCTTAGACGATGTTATTGCACTTAATAAATTAGATATTCGTTTTCCCGCGATTATTCGTAATTTTTTAATCGACGGCTGTGGCCTGTTTTACTTCAGGCCCGACCCTAAGCTTAAGTATCAGATTTATTTTTTCAACAAAAATCAATATCGTGTGTATCACGATGTAAATGGTGAGGTTGAAGAAGTAATTATTGTTTACAGCTACAAGGTAAAGAACGCAAACCTGGGTTTACCTAGTAATAGTTACGGACAGAACAAGCGTTATGTGCGTCTGACTATTACAGCAGACGAAATTAGCGAAGTAGAGACTGATACTGAACTTAGTTTTGACTTAGAGCCTGGCGCTGTACTGACTCCGGCCAAGAAACGCCCTAACACACTTGGTTTTATCCCTGCTGTTGAGGTATTAAACAAGCCAAACGCCAGCGGTACTGAGGGGGAAGGCGAATTTGACCCATTTATGGAGCAAATTACGCTTCATGATGAGTTAACTCGCAATATTGCTAAGAATATTGAGTTTTTCGGCAATCCCACGCTGATTAGTTCACGCCCTCGTAGTGATCTGGTCGAAGCAAGTGATGCTGGGAGCACTTTTAGGCCGACAATCAGCAGTCAGAGCGGATTTTCCGGTGTTGATAGTCCTTCGACTCGTGTAAGCGAGCCTTTCGGGGCCAGCATGGGCGGAGGTTTGCGGGTTCCGCGCATTATTGCCAACGTCGAGCCGTCAGACCGCGTGGGTTACATGACCCCCGATCCGGTTAACGGCGATATGAACCGTTACGCTCTTCTTTTGAGGGAAGAGATCCGAACGGCTCTCGGCGGTGTTGATGAAATCTCAATTTCAGCTGGTGCGACCGCAACAGAGATCAAAGGTTTGATGGGTCGGGCTCAGGCCACGGCTCTTCGTAAGAATAAAAGCTTCTTGACTTATGGGTTCAATCGTCTCCTTGAGATGATGATCTATCACCAAGAAGTTATTTTCCGCGAATCGTTTATTGCTGCTGCCGGCCTTAAAGAACCGAACCCTCCGAAAGAGCAGACAGAGGAAAGTATTGAGAAATATCAAAAAGCCGTAGCTCGTTACGAAGCTAAGGTCACTCAAACGATTCAACTTGCTCTACAGGAAAATAAAGTTCCGCCCGGTGTCATCGGCTTGCCCGAAGATGGGGATCGTGCTGTTACTTATAGGTATCAGGGCGACGTTTACGAGGACACAGCGTACGACATCAACCAAAAGTCAATTGTTGTCCGTAACTTGCAAGAGCTTGGTGTGGACAGCATTGAGGCTCTTAAATTCCTTTTTCCTGAGAAAACTGACTCTGAGCGAGCTGAGATGTTGAAGGGTTTCCCCTTCCGCATGGTGCAGCAAACTCAATCAGCAATGCAACAATTTCTGGTATTATTAAGCCAGATGTTGCAGTCGCCGCATCCTCTTGCGCCTAATCAGCCACTTGCGGCTGATCCTAGACTGAACATAACTCCGCTCCTTTACAGGACATTCGACCACCTCGCGGAAGAACTAACTTACTCGGGTAGCTATGAGCCAGCAGATCCAAGCTTCGACCCCGAGCCCGGTCTCCCCGGCGGTAGCCCCGGCGGCATCCTCGGACCAGGGCTCAACCGCCTACCCGCAGTGGGTGGCGCAAACCTCTACCCCGGCGGTAGCTTCGGTACCTACAGCCCAACCGCCGTCGCAGGTACAACAGGCTACGGCCCCTTCTACCAGCAACCAGTTCAGCCAGTTAACGTCGCAATCCTCCCCGAACAACCCTTGGGAAGCGGCGATGGGCTCGCTGGAGCGGGTGCTGTCACAGGTCAACTCTCAGTCCCTCAGCCAGGTTCAACAGTCGCCTTACCAGGCGGCTCCGCAGCTGGCTACTCAACTGAGCAATCAGAGTTTACAGGCCCAGCCCTGGGCTTACCAGGAACAGCAGGTAGCGCCGACCTCGTTTACCAGCGCTTCACCGACCCAAACTTCCTCGCAAACTTCTACGGCCCCGCAAACGAGCGTAAGCCCCGTAACCGCCGAGGTCGTTAATCACTTCGGTATTGAGGCTCCCGGCATCCTGAATCAATACGCTTGTTCGCTTGAGGATCTCCTCGTCGATCAAGCTCAGAAGATGGATGTTCTGGCTGCTCGCCACGATGCGATGCAGACCATTCTGAC